TGTTACTTCTACGACCAGCCGCAGCATCTTTAATATTCTGGGCATTCTGTAACTGTTCTATCTGAGCCTTGACAATTGGGCTATCATATGGATTAGTTACTGCTTGTTGAGCTTGCTGTTGATAGAAGGGGCGCTGACTTCCAAAGGGATCAAGTGCCGGATTCTTAGCTAACTGTTGCATAGCAGCAGCCTTCTTCTTATTCTGATAACCTTCAAATAAAGCAGCCACACCTTTACCGGCTAATCCCAGTGCTTGTGGATTATTAAATAACCCAGAGAGTGTTTGTGAGATACTACCAAACGGGTTGGAAGTTTGTGTTAAACCAGCACCATTATAGTTATAGCTAGGATTACTTAGATCAACGCCACCACTACCATTAGCACCATAGTTTATATTATTGTAATAGTCATTTCCATAATCTGATGTATTACCATAGGTATAGTCATAGTTACCGTCAGACCAATTCCCATATGTACCGCCTGCATTGTCAAAGTAATCCCCACTATCTGGCGTTGTATTACCCTCCATTGGTATGTAATCACTACCATAGTCATCACTAAACCAATCACTAAAATCGTAGTCTTGCCAATAATCCATATTCAAATCTCCTTCGTTGTATTATAACATAATTGACTGAAAAATCAATCATAAACCACCTTCCCAACTAACACGAAGGGCGGGTATGGTAACAGTTCCTGCTGTTGTACCGGGAACATCTGTAGAATTTAAAGTTACTGTTGAAGAACTAGCCCATATATAATGTCTGGTTTGTTCTCCAACTGCAAAATTAATAGATGCACTAAACAAAGACTGCTCTTTTGTTGTTGTGGCTAACAGGCTAGACCTTGCAGAATATCTCCTAATTACCCATCCACTACCTGTATTTACTTCTGCATAGAAATAAATGGTTTTATTAGCAGCAGAGGCAACAGCATTTAAGGTGATGGTCAGTGAGTATGTCCCACCATTAGTAAATGTATATATACCAGTAGCACTGTCATAAGTAATACCATTAGACGCAACAGTTGTGACCGGCATAATCACCGTTGGGGTTAGAGGCAGTGCTATTCCAGACGTAGTTGTTTGTACATCTATGTAGTTACTCCTTCTATTATACTCTGTCTGTGATAAGTGATACCTAGCGCCAGCAGCACCTCCCTGTAGTCCCTGTAGATTACCATGATCACGTGATGCAATATCTGTGATATTAGATCCAGCAAAGTTAATAATATACCAAGGAACAGAACCAGAAGTAGAGACATAATTACGCAGTTGTCTATACCACTCTATCCATGTAAAACTTCCCGGTTGATCATTAACAGGGGGGGGAGGAAGTCCTATTGCCATTAACTATCCCCCTCATAAAAGGATACTTCTAAACTCTCCAATCGTAGTGGGTAGTCTAAAGAATGTTTCATATTAAAAGCTCTTCGTCTAAAACTACCAAGCCGTGACCAGTTAGGAAAGTCATCTGATAACGTAACTGTCTTTGTGTTTGACCACATTACATAATCATCATCAGACCATCTAATAGCCAGTGAATTTCCTACAGAATACCTATCACCAACAGGTCTAACTGCTCTCATAAACTTCCGATTGTAGGTATCCATATCATATTTATTAGTGGTTACATCTACAAGAATTGCACTTCCATCATCTGTATATTTAGTAGGATCTACTTTATAGACACAACCATTTGAGTTATGTAGAACATAAGCTGCTCCTATATGGGCATCTGCTAAGAAGTCACATCCAAAGACTGCATGTGCTCCAGTATTATTACTAGACCATTCATGCCATAACTTCTCATCCATATCATAGACAAGCGTTCTTCCTAGACTAACTAGATTAATTATATAAAATAAATGTCCCATTGTACGAACACCAAACCCATGGCAATCTAAAGGGGTAGTCTCACCATCAAGGATACGTTCTATATACTCATCACTAATCTTCTTTGGTTGGAATCCATCTACTTGCCATACTGCTCTACCACCAGATTCCGATTGTCCTACAAACATGAAGGTGCGCTCTGTCTGGAAGACTGCATAAGGCATCGCGCAGCCCATTTGCATGGTCGTAGAGTCATTTATATTAAGAGGGCTACCACTTACGTTAGCTGCATCATAAAAGAACTCTACAGACGTTTCTCCAAAGACTACAATCTGATTGTTCTGTCTTGCTAAAGCTACAACTGGATCAGGAAACATTTCAGCAGAGAGGTATTGACCTCCATCCCAGTCATCTGGCTCATCCAAGATGCAGTTATATACATCACTACCTTTGGCTAGAAGAATATATCCATCTATAAAGGTGGGCACTGGTATATGAGGAGTTGGGAACTCATTTAAATAAGCTGTCGCTGCTGCCGACGAACCCCCTCCACCAGTAAAACTAACAACTGGAGCAGAAGTATAACCACTTCCTATATTTGTAATAGTAATAGATGTAACTGCACCACCAGATACAATAGCGGTGGCAGTGGCACCTGTTCCTCCCCCTCCAGTGAATACTACAGTAGGGGCGCTGGTATAACTACTTCCACCAGCAGTAACTGTGATTGTTCTAATTGTATCATTAAAGACTGTGAGAACACTTCCATCGCTTTTTACCACCCATGCTTTAGTACCATCACATATAAAAAGATAATCTCCTATAGTAGAACTGTTTGCAACAATCATTCCTACCTTAGAATCTACATCGGTTAGAGTAATTACAGATGTTGGAGGAGAACCATCCTCGTAGATATGACCATCGATAGCTACATATAATTTACTTCTAAACCATGCAATTCCTCTTCCATATCCATCACCAAAGTCTTTATATAGAGTAAGACCCGGTCTTTTATTTAGAAAGATCCGGGTACTTTCAATCGCTTCTACCTTACGAGTCTCTGGGAACATATTAACAAAACGTTGATCCTTTGCACCAGACACATCTCGATTAGACATAGCACCTATGATAGGAAGGCGTACATTCTGTTCTTGGTATTTATTTTTTCTTTGTTGAGATGTCATTTACCAACCTCCATAAGAAGAACTTGAATCACTCCCTGAATAACCACTACTACCCCCCCAAGTAGAAGAATCAAAACCACTACCAGCGCCAGTAGAAGGATACCCACTTGAGGAGGAACTATTACTAGTAGTGCCGCCACTCCCAGGACCGGCCGTGTTTCCATAACCAGAACCTGAATATGTATTTGTAGGACTATCAGGGGCAGTTGGACTCCAAGAACCTCTATTACCAGGACCACCTCCCCAGAAACCACCATTATAACCAGCATCAAATCTCTGACTTATATCAGATTTAGAATAGTCTGAGATACCCCTTGAGACGTCTAGACCAAACATTCGTGCTAGATTATACCCTAATCCTAATGCCGGATTTACCATTCCTAATCCAGTTCCAAGTAAGGAATTAGATATATCATATCCCATTTCAGATGCGGATTTGCCACTCACAAGACCACTAGCTACACTACTTACTACACCGGCTAATCCTGGAAATTTTCCATCAGTAATTTCATTAGTAAATAACCCGCTAAGAGTTGAAACAGCGCCAGCTTTATCACCCCTCATGAGGCTAGTAGCAGCCGCTCCTAGTGGGGCAACTATACCGGCATTAGCAAGGCTTAATCCAGTGCCAACTACAGTTGGTGCCCAACCGGGAATACTTAGTGGATTGGGATTTCCAGTATAAGGCTTCTGATTATAATTATTTTCTGTTTGACCAGAATTGGAGGATGGACCAGTTATAACCTGATAATTACTCAGTAATCCTGAATATGTACTAGCTAATGTTGGAGTACCCTTTGTTACATCTTGTAAAGGTTGTGTGCCACTTGTAGTCGGTTCCTTTGGCTCAGACCAAGGATTAGCCATCTGCCTACGAATCTCTTCATTACGCAGACGTTGATTACTAATCTTATCTTGGGCTACCGTATTAGCTACATCTTGTAATTGTGTTACCATGATCTAAAATCTCTTTGAAAGAAGATATTAGAGATATGATTGTATATATTTAATTGCATTTTCTAAGACTCCTATATCTTCCTTTGCAAATCCTAATAGAGCATTACAATCATTACATAATAAAGCTCTAACTACACCAGTTTCATGGTTATGATCTACAGACAATGGTTTTATATCCCCGGTCTTTAGTAGACGATGCTCAGGTTTATTACAGATAGCACAGCAGTTATTCTGCTGTTTTATTAAGTCGAAATATTGCTGTGAATCTAAGTTGTACTTAGTTTTTAAATGCCGTTCTCGACTTTGTTTGAGAACCTTCTCTCGATTCTTTTCATAGTATAACCGCGATCGTGCTGAAATAAGATCTTTATTTTTTTCATAATAAGGATCATTTGGATTATTAATCTTTTTCCGTCTTTTTATATAGGCATTTCGACACTTATCTGGATTTTCTTCTCGCCATCTACGTCCATACTCAGCTAATTCTTCTTTAGTCATTTTAATTACCACCGTCTATAATCAGCTTGTAGATATAGCGACCCTTCCTCAGTTCCGAACGATAGAGCAGCCATCTTCATATCAGCAGCCTCACGACCAAGAACTTGTCGTTGGTCAATAGGCACACCATACTCTGATGCTAAGATAACAGCCAATCCATATAGAACAGCCATGTACCATTCTTGTGGAAAGTCTGGTGTATCTGTGGAGATATTAAAATCTTCATAAGGACGTTGATATGTTATATAAATCTGTTGGGCTGTAGCGTCTACACTAGATGGCGTTGGAAAGAGATGTAATACCCCATGATCCCGTAAAGGTTCATAATAGATCTGAATTGGATTACCATTAGTAGTCTTATTACCAAGGATACTGTACTCTTGTTTAGTAATAATACGCATAGGAACATCTATATTAGATACAACATTCCTATTCCATGCTTGTATTACTTTAAGGGGTTTATCCGTATTAACTGTTTTACCAGTACCAATCTCATAACTATTAACATTAGTAGTGAGTGGAATTGCAGTAGTCCGTAATGCCCAAAGAGGCATACCATCTGCTTGCCAAGCCTTAACTAAAAGATTGAGGGCAAAGGCAGCTTCAGTGTATTGATCTGCTGTTGGAGTTTCTCCTTGTGCAACAACACCAATCTTACGTAAGGCACCTTTAATAATATC